TCCACTTGTCATTCGTGTGGCTTTTGCAAGTGGGACGCATTTTGGATATTTCCTCTTTGAGCCTTTGCTTCTCCCGCAAGGTTGATATTTTCCGTTCTTCTTCGGTGCTCCAATGTCCACCCATTTTTCTTTAACCCATTTCCTTAAACCGGTTTCGGCCATTATTTTCTTTTTTTAGATTTTTTCTTTTTACCACCTGGTTTTATTTTACCAGAACATACGGCAGAACCGTACATGTTTGCATACGCTGAAGGGTAAACTTTAAATTTACGCTTGGCTGCTGCCTTACCTTTTGCACAAAGCTTAGCCACAGGCTCTCATCCCCTTTTTGTAGCCCATTCTTTTAGCAACTTGTGGAGCTACTTTTTTTAATTTTCTAATTCCTTTACCCTTTTTACCTTCAGGTATTTTTTTCTTTTTTTTGTCTTTTTTATCTTTTGACATTTAGACTAGCCTGTTTGAGTATTTTTTTTGATATCGCCTTTTTTCTTTAATGCGATCATACTTTTATCTTTTCCTGAATAAACTTTACCGTTTGCTTTTTCGTGATCCGGTCTAGGTTTTACTCTAGGTTTTGGTTGATAATCAGTTCTCATTATTTTTTCCCTCCGTTTTTAAATATTTGTGTTCCCTTTATACCATAAATCGACGCCACTACAAGGATCCACAAATTTGTGAACCATGACGGGAGCGACTGGAAATGATCAAAGAAGATTTTTATCTTGTCCATCGCCTGTGCGTCGTCTGAAAAGACTCCATATGCAAGCACCAATATGGGCAACGTGATAATTACAAGAACCGCCTCGTCCTTATAATCCGATTGTCTTGCTTCTAGCAATTTTCCTTGGTAAGCTTCCTCACCTCGAGCTTGACGCTCTGCATGTAACAGTTGTGCATCGGACATTGCAACTTTTGCCTTCTGCTTATTGGCATAAATTTTACTTCCAGCAGATACGGCTAATTTAAGTGCCGAAAACCACATACTAGTACCAAGTTACAGTTGATCTTTTGTTTTTTAACATTCTTTTTTGGCCTTGTACTCTATCTGTTTGAGATTCGTTTGGTTTTGACATCTCAACAGGTACTCCGCCTTTCAAAAGACCGTCTTTGTTAGTAAATTTTTTAAAATCTACGTGTTTAGATTGAGTTTTGATCATAAGTCTCCTATTTTAATTATTATGTATCTTTTTTAAGTGCATTTTGCAATAAAGTTTTCTCAATAGATGTCTCAGCTCTCATTTCAGCTAATTCTTCGTTCTGTTCTAACTTATTGTCTTGGTTTTGTTGGTTCATAACCGCTCTCATACGATCTAATTCAATTCTTTTAGAGTCATATTCTTTTCTTCTTTGGTTTTCAGCGGCTCTGAGGTCTAATTCTCTAGCTTTTAGCTTAGCAAGAGGGTCATTATCAAATTGAGAAGTAATATCTTTTTCTTCTTTCATAAATTCTTCCGTCATTTCAGCGATTAAAACAGCTTTTCTTGCTTCAAACTTGTCTGAAAATTGTTTTAACTGTTGTTGTAACTGTGGATTTTGTGCCATCTGTGGATTTTGTTGAGCTTGTTGTTGTATTTGTTGAATTTGTTGTATGTCTTGTGCCATTTCCATTTCAACTTGCTCCTGAGCCATCAATGAAATGTGTTCAAAAATATTTTTTTCTAAACTTGCCATGATCATTGGGTTGTTTCTAGCAATATTTGTTGCCATAAAATTCATGTGAGCTGTAATGTGTGCTCTATGATCTTGTCCAGGGAATGCTTGAAAAGGTTTTTGGCCCATTGCATCTATATGTTCTAACGCCGGGTCTTTTGGAGCCGGTGGTTGAGGACGTACTAATATTGAATCTACATCTTTTACACCTAACGCTTCATACATGTTTCTATAAACATTGTATGTGTTGTGAATCTGAGGGTTGGACATTGCCAGCTGTAACTCAGTTTGCGCTAAAGATATTCGCTGTGATTGTGAGAAAATATTTGGGTCAGCAACTGGCAATATATCTATCCTATCATCAAAGTCCATTTGTTTAATCATTCTTTGACCACCGACAACGTCGTAAGGATATTCTTGGGGTAGGTATGTTTTAAATACTCCTGAAAGTAATTTAAATTCTTCTTTTAATGCAGAGTAAATTCTTTTGTGAATTGCAGACATTGTTCTGCTTCCTCTTTCAAGCAAGGCGACTGTCGTTCCCACCGCTGCTTGCTGATTACCCTCACCTACTTGCAGGTCTGCTATGGAAGCAAATCTTTGTCCTGCACTTACAACGACACCCATAAGCTGTAATAGAGTTTGTGAAGGCTCTTTGTATGGAAGCATCATAAATGCATCTCTGATACTGCCACCTGGCGCATCGACATCTCTAAATTCTCCTGGTTGGATTGACTGTGCATCATCTCTAATTCTAATTCCTCTTTGTTTAAATCCTGCAGGTAAGTTTGATAATGTTCCTGCATCTAACAAAGATCTTAAAGCAGCTGTTGCTGTTCTTGATAGTCCACCGATCATATGAATTAAACCAAAACCATAAAAACCTAGTCCTGGTAAAAATTTAAAGTGTACAAAATAATTTATTTTCTTTTTTAACGGGTCATTTTGTATGTAGTTTCTTCTAATAGATAGTATTTCTTGTGAGTCTTCATCAATAGTTATAACGTAAGGTAGTTTAATTCCTGTTGGCTCACCATCTTGTCCAATGTCTTCAAAACCATCTAAATCTAAATCAACATGAAATTCTAAAAGAGTGTGTAAGTCTTCGTTTCTTCCTGTTTTTTTTACACCTTCTAATTCATGTTCTTTTTTTTCAATTTCGCTTTCTTTACCTTGACCAGGTAGAGGTATTTCTACATCTTTGTAGAAACCCATAACCTGTTGCTTTCTCAAATCATTTTCTGTAATTTTAATTACGTGAACGATGGATTCCGCATCTTCTAATGAGGTAGCAGAATACGGAACTACTAAATCGTCCGCAGGAACAAACTTAGAAACAGCTCGTCCTAATAAATCATCATAGTAAACTTTTTTAAAAGTTGATCCAGCTAGTGGAAGATGAAATAACATAGAATCAAACTCAGGTTCATATTCCCTCATTTGATCCATGATTTGAAAATTCATAAATTCTTTTACACGGTTCGCTTGTTGAACTTTTTCCGGAGTATTGATACCTAAGATTTGTGTTCTTACTGGTCCAGTAGCCGGGAGTAACTCTTTATAAGCGAGAGCCTGAAACTGTGTAACAGCTTCAGCCAAAACCGGGTGAGTCGCGCCCGAGGCACCTTGAAACGGTTCTGATTTTTTTTCATATTTAAATCCTAATAAGTCAAGTCCAGTTGTGTATGTATGTTCCCAATCTTTTCTTGATGTTTTATAATCTTTATAGTTTTCAATTAGTTCAGCGCTTAATTTACCAGACTCTGTTTCATCTAAATAGTCTGCTAAGTTTGCGTTATGGTCTGTTGGAGGTGGTAAGTTTTGTTCATCACCGTAATTAATATCTACTGATCCGTCTTCGTTTTCAACTACTTCAGATACCTCTGATGGAAAATCTGCATTTTCTGGTTCAGATATTTCTTGAACCATTTCATCTTGAGTTACTTCTATAGTCTCATCTACGTTTGGTAGCGCTTTGTCTATTTCTGCCATTTATTTTCTCCAATCGAACTGTTTTAACATTGTTATATTTTAAATTCAAGCCTTGTGGTTGAGGTCCAGATTTAGGGGGTAGTAAGTGTACTTTTGGGTATTTAGTCAAGTAAACCTCCTTCGTCCATTAAGGCTTCATTATAAGCTTTTCTTTCTTCATCCTCCATAGCCCGTACTTTTTTTATTTCGTCTTTTGCAAAATCGTAATAATCTTTTCCTATGCCCGCAGCTGTTATTGTAGCTCCAACAGGTGTAAAGACTCTTGCCGCTCTACCAAATGGATTAGCTAAGCCCCTACCTATCATGGCCATAATACCAGAACCTCTTGGTGCTCCTTTTTTTATTAATTCAGGTAAAAGTAAATCTAAACCAGCCATTTTTAAATCAGGATCGTCTTGTACTTTGTAATTTCTTGGATTAAACCTATCAAAAACTGATGCATCTTTTGGTTTTTCGTAATCTAAAATATTACTAAGAGAAAGACCTGCAGCAACAGATGGAGCACCAAGAATCTTAGCTCCTGCTTTTAAAAGTGGCTTACCAAACTTATATGCAGCTGCTGCAGTTGCTGGTATTGCTTCTGCAGGTATACCCATTTCCTTTGTAGGTTTGTCTTCTATAGCAGCACCCTGCATTTGACCAGTTGATACTAAATCTTTTTTTATCTGTGTATAATCATTTTCAGTATATCCTATAGTTGGCACTACAACAGCTCCACCAGCTGTAAACGTACCAAGTTTTATTTTTCCTAAACTACTTTTTTTAACTGGATAGTATTCTGGTTTAAAATCAGGTGTCCAAAATGATATACTATCATTTATTTTATTAATTGGATCTGTTCCATAATTAAAAAAATCAGAAGATTTAAAAATTCCTTTTTCAACATCTGGTTTTAATCTTATCCTTAGTTTTTTCGCTTCTGCTAAAATTTTTTTTACTTTGGGATCATCGGGGTTTGGATTAGATTCTAAAAATTTTTCAGCGTCTATTTTAAAACCTGAGTTTAAAAGTCTTGGAACTGACGCTCTATTTTCTGGTACATCTAATAAAAAATCTCCCTTAGATATTTGTCTATTGTGGTCCATTTCAAAAAATCTTGATGTATCTTTTGGATTGTCATTTAAAAAACTTAAATTAGGGTTCTCATAATAAATATCTCCTGTAGCTGGATCTACTCTAGTTCCTAACATTTTTAATTTATCTGGATTAGCTTTTAAATAATCTAAAATTTTAATAGGATTTTTTTTAATTTCATCATTAGAAACTTTTTGAATAGCAGTTTGTGTCCAATTTATAACTTCTTCTCTATCTGAAAGTTTACCTGCTTTTGCTAACTTATTTAATCTTCCTGTTTGTTTTGTTCTGGCTTTACTTGCTAGTCTTACGATTTTTAAAACTGGATCTATTTTTTCTTTTTCTTTTCGTTTTAATTTTTTTCTAAAATCAACATTAGTTTTCATTCTTGCTTTTAATCCGGGTATTTCTTTTGTTAATTCTTCTTTGGCTTTTAAATAATTAGGTATGGCATAATTAGTTAGTTTCTCTGTTTTAATACCTAAAGGATCCAAACCTTGTGGTACATAACTTCTGTCTTTTATCATTTTCTTTATTTCTTGTTTATAACCATCAACAGACAATTGATTTTTATCCATTATTTTTTGAGAAATATATTTTTGAACTTGAACTTTTGTAGGCTTTCCAAATCTGTTTTTTCCAACTAAAAATTGTTTGTCTTTCACTTCTTTAAAAATTTTTTCTAGATTTTCATTTCTACCTTTTTTAAAATCTATTAAATTATCTATTTCAGTCTCTACATTTTTTGCATCTTTAAATTTTTCAGACCTTAAAAGAGATCCTGATTTTTTTTCAAGACCTAGGTCTTTTGCTAATTTTGATTGATATGATGGACTCAAACCCAATAATTTTTCTATATCTGTTTCTGTTTTAGTACGTCTTAATTCTTTAAATTTTTCTATTACATTTTCGTCATATCTTTTTTGTTTTGAATATAATCCGGTTCCTGGAGCATATCTTTCTTTATATACTTTTTCTCCCAATTCTTTTTTTAATATATTTGTAACTCCCTCTTGAGAATTTGGTTTACCATTTCTACCTCCTCCAAGTTCTTTAAATTTTATACTTATTTCTTTTAATATTTCATTTAAAGTTTTTCCTTGATCAGATAAAAGTTTTGCTAAACGAACAACTCCTCCTGCATAAAACCCCATACGTCCGCCATAAGCTGCGTTCTCTCTCATAGATTTCATTCTTAGAAACTCTTCGTAAGTTCCTTGAAATCCATCGTCCACTGCTTTTTGATATTCTTTTTGATCACCTAAATAATCGTCCATAAGATTTGCAACCTTTTTAGGCCTGTCTTTCTCTGTAAGAATATCTATAAATTTCTGATGACTTGGACTTGGCTTATACACTTTTCTTACCACCAGCATACATTTTCTGTAATAGAGATAATCTTTTCAAAGCGTCTTTTCTAGCTTTTTCATTTTTAACTAAAAGATTTTTTCTTAGTGCAGCTTTTGCTTGTTTACTATTTTTTAATTTGTTTAAATTTTTAGCATACCTTGCTAAACTTGAAGTAGATTTTATAAATCTACCTGAATCATTACTCATTAATTTTTTAAATGGATCATTATAATCTACATTCATAGCGCTCATAACTTTTTTAGATTGTCCATAACGATCACTTCCATATTTAAAGTTTACTCTTCCACCTTTTGCGTACTGAGAACCTAAACCAATTCCTGTTCCTTGTCTTTGAATATCTTTATACTGCTCCATGGTTTCTTGTGCTTGTGATTTATCTCTGCTTCCTGTGTTAGGAACATATGATGTTCTATATTTACCATAACCCATT